TTACCTTTTCCACCTGCATAAGGATCTATATATTTTACCTTTTCCAATCCCTTTAGTTTTCTTAGTTTTTCTAAAGGATAATAAGAAGTCATTAATTTTGCATGTGCTAGGTGAATAAAACTGCAACATTCTTTGTTGCAGTTTTTCTTCAGATAATACAATTTCTTTAGTGTTTTCATCAGCACCTATAAATTTAATTTTAATTTTACCCTTTCCGTTACCAGACCCATACCAATAAATTGTATCTATTAGAATATCTATTATTCTTTTTTGTTCGTTTCTAGATAATTGATCTATCATTGAGCATTCATCTATTATAGATTCAATTAGACTTAAATTTATATTATTTAATTTTTGTTCTTTTGTAGAGGTTTCTATGTTTTTAATTTTATTTTCAATTTCAACACAATCATTTTTTAATGATTTAATTTTATCTAGGAGTATATCTTCTATTTCGCTACTTTTAGATAATGCTAAAACCAAGTTATCTATTTGATTTTTCTTTTCATTTAGAGATTTTTCTAAAGACAATCTTTCAATTGATGTTTCATTAGACTTCAATTTGTTTTTATATAAAATTTTTAATCCGTTTATAAATTTCTTTTTTGATTTAGATAATAATTTCAAACTATTAATCACTAAATTTTCTACATAATCTGCTTTTGCATTACCATTATCACATAACTTTTTATGAGATTTTCGTTTTAAAGAACAAGTGTAATAAAATAATTTTTTCCCTGTAGTTTTTGAAACACGCCCATGTTGTACTAGCATATATTCTTTGCATTTACCGCAACGTAATTTACCAACAAGTAAAGCATTATGGGTTTTCCCTAATCTAGGAAATCTAGTTCTATTTTTATCAAATTGTCTTTGTACATTTAACCATAAATCTGGATTTATAAAACCTTCAATATTACTTATAGCTACAAATCTTTCATTTTCAGATTTTTTTACTTTAGTATGCTTACCATTTTTAAAAGATTGCTCTGTTTTATTATAGCTTAAAAGGGAATGTTTATTGTCTATTTCACCATATATGGTCCAATTGTTTTCTTTTAAATAATTTATAACTTCATAATTTGCTTTAACATATATCGGGTTTTGTAATATCAATTTTAGACTTGATTTTTCAAACATAATGCCATTTCTTGATTTTAATTCATTTTGTGTTATATATACTTCTAGCTTATGCAAGCTACCCAGTTCTAAATATTTTTTATATAAAAATTCAACGAATTTTATTTCTTCTTTATTTATTTTAAGCTTTGAATATTCTCTTTGAAGTCCAGTATCATCAGTATATTTAACTCTTTCAGAAGTAAAACCTAATGGGATTTTTCCGCCAGTCCAACGTCCATTTTTAGCTAGTTCTAGCATATTGTCTCTTACACGCTCTGCTATGGTTTCTCTTTCAAGCTGTGCAAATACAGAGGCTATATAAATCATTGCACGCCCCATTGGTGTGGAGGTGTCAAACTGCTCTCTTATACTAATAAAAGAGCAGTTATTTTCTTGTAAAATTTCTAATGTGTTAGAGAAATCAGCTACATTACGAGATATTCTATCTAATCTATAGCATATAAGAATATGGATTTTTTTAGATTTTATATCTTTAATCATTTCCTTGAATTTAGGTCTATTAGTTGTTCCACCACTAAACCCTTCATCCTCATATATTAAAATTTCAGTATCTTTGTTTAATCTTTGTTTTATGTATTCTGTGCACATTTGGACTTGATTTTCTATACTTTCGCCTTTACCAGTAAATTTACTTTTTCTAGAGTATATTGCTACTGTTTTCATCTTATTCTTTTTTCCTCCTTCTTTTTATGCTATTGATGGCTAAATTAAAGAAATCTTCTAATTCAGCTTTTTCATTTTCACTAACTGGTAATCCATCTATTTCTAATTCATCTGATTGTAAAATAATCTTAAGAGTTCCTTCTAAATCTGTAACCGTATGTTCCACTATATCAATACCTAATAATTCATTAGTAGTTACATTAAGAGCATTTGCTACTTTTTCAAGATTTTTTGAGTTCATTTTTTGACTTTTACCATTTTCTATGTCATGTAAAGTAGCGTATCCAACCCCACTTTCTTGTTTTAGTTTACTTAACGACCATCCTTTTTGTGCTCTGATTTTTTTTATATTTAATCCTAATTCGGATATTCCCATAATTGTCACCTCGTATAATAGAAACTTTATATATATTATATCGTCAAACCGATAATTAGTAAAGAACAAAAATAGGATAAAAACCGACATGCATTAAAGGAAAATATCGGTAAACTGATAAGGAAAATTAAAAAAAATTAAGAAATTGGAAGCATTTACAAGATATTTTATTTAAATGAAACAAAGTGAATTTTGAAATATCGGTAAGATGATATATGATAATAATATAATCGGTAAAGCGATAAGGAGGGGAAGAATTGAATGTAGAAAAGTTAAAACAAAAGATAGGAGAAAGCGGGCTAACATTGTACAAGCTATCTATTAAAAGTCAAGTAGCATATTCGACTTTACATGACATAGTAAGCGGCAAAGCTAAAAATCCAAGAATAGATACAATAACAAAAATTGCGAATGCTTTAGAAGAAAAGGTTGAGAGTTTAATCTAAAGGAGAGTTATATATGAAAAGAGTAATTCTTAAAATAAAAAAGAAGAATGAAAAGAAGAAAACTAAAAAAAGTGCGTAACTATAACCAGTTAATAGACATAGTATAAATTAATAATATTTTAGGAGTTTGATTATGGATGAAGTAACTTTAATTTTGCCAAATGATATGACTATTTTGGAGGATAAGTATTCAGAAGTATTAGCTGATATAGTAGTAGAAAGACTGACAACCGAAGAACTTGAATATTTAATCCAGGAGCTTGAAAAGAAAAATTAATCTTTTAAATACTTATAGATGTAAAGTAATCAACACTAAACATAGGAGGTAACAATATGAAAAAGATAAATCTAACTGTAGAAAATGGACAACCTGTAATAACGGAAATAAAGCCAGTAGAAGTTAGTGGAGAAAGAGTTTTAACAACAGAGCAACTTGGAGAAGTTTATGAGGTTGATCCTATAAGAATACAGCAAGGCTTTAATAGAAATCAAGAAAAGTTTAAAGAAGGTAAACATTATTTTAAGTTAGAAGGTTCAAAATTAAAAGATTTTAAAACAATTTATCTTAAAGATAATCCGTCAATGTTAAGAATCAATTGTTTATATCTATGGACAGAACGAGGAGCTAATAGACATTGTAAAATTCTAGACACCGATAAGGCATGGGAGCAATTCGACAACTTAGAGGAAACTTACTTTAGAGTTAAAGAAAAGAATTTGCCACCTATGAGTATAGAGGATATTTTAATAGAAAATTTACAACAAATGAAAGATGTAAAGCAACAACTTAATCAAGTAAATTACACTGCTTTAGAAGCTAAGCATGCATCAGAAGAAAATAAAGAAAAACTTGAGGAATTCCCTTTATTTACTATAGATAGTAAGGAATTAAGTAAAGTAGTTAGCAAAATTGCAATTAAATGTTTAGGTGGTAAGGGTACTCCAGCATATAAGGAATTAAATAGAAAAGTATTCTCAGACATATACAAACAAGTTTGGAGAGAATTTGATGTAACAAGTTGTGCAGCAATAAAAAGAAAATATTTAGAAGATGCCAAGAAATTTATAAGTGAATATAAATTACCAAGAGCATTAGCAAATGAAATTGAAATATTAAATAACCAAGTAAGTTTTTAGGAGGATTAAAAATGAGTAAAAAAATAAAAACAACAGATTTAAATTTAAATGTTTCTACAGGAACAATGCTTTATGTGGATATAGATATTTTTAGATTCTCATACGATCAAGAAATATTTAACTTAACTATTAAAATACTCGATGGAGAGAATTATGAATTTTTCGAAGAAGTTGATTTGCTAGAGGATGAGGTCATTGTAGATCATAACGATTTAAAAATATTTGCACTAAATTGGATATTTAAAAATGTTGAGATAGTAAAGGAGATTTAGAATGTTAAGAAAGTTATTAAAAGAAAGGGGAATCAATTTAACAAAAGAAGAATTTGCAATAGTTGCTGAAATTACAACAGATGATATTAAGTTCAATAGAGTTAGCTTTAGAAAGTGTACAAGCTTAGATTATGTTTTAGACATTGCAATAAGAAGTGCAAGTATTTTTAAAAGATGTGCATAGAAAGAAGGTGTAAAAATGATAGTTAAATTTAAAGACATTGGTTATAGTAACCAAACTTTAGGATATTTTCAGATAAAAAAAGAGATGGCTTAAGCCACCAAAAAACTTAAATAAAAAACGTTAAGTACAGTTTATAAGAAATTGAAGTATTTGTAAAGTTTAAAAGACATAATAGAATTTCTACAAAGTTAGGAGGGTCAAACCTTGAGTGATAATAAAAAATATTATTATCTAAGAATTAAAGAAAATTTTTATGATACAGAAGATATAAAGATTTTACAAAGCATGGATAATGGGTATTTATACTCAGATATATTAATGAAACTATATTTAAAATCACTTAAAAATGAAGGAAGATTAATGTTTAAGGAACATATTCCATACAACCCTAAGATGGTTGCTACAGTAACAGGGCACAACATTGCAATTGTAGAAAAGGCTATAAAAGTATTTATAGAGTTAGGATTAATAGAAATATTGGACAATGGAGCTATTTACATGCTAGATATACAAAACTTTATAGGTAAGAGTAGTTCAGAGGGAGATAGAAAAAGAGCATATAGAAAGAAAATAGAAACGGAAAAACAAAATTTATTACCAAAAGGACAAATGTCTGACGAACGTCCACCAGAGATAGAGTTAGAGAAAGAGATAGATATAGAGTTAGATATAGAGAAAGATACAGAGTTAGAGAAAAAGAAAAAAAAGAAAGGAAGTAAGAAAGAAGGTACTAAGAAAACTTACAATACAATAATTGATGAATATACAGAAAATGAAGAATTAAAAAATACTATATTAGAATTTATAAAAATGAGAACTCTAATAAAATCTAAAATGACAAATAATGCATTAGACTTAATGCTTAAAAACCTAGATAAATTATCTAATGATGATGATATAAAAATAAAAATATTAGAACAATCAATAATGAACAGTTGGAAAGGTGTATTCCCATTGAAGCAAGAATCCATAAAACAAAATTCAAGTAATACTGATTCAAGCAACCCATTTTTAAATATGTTGAATGGGGGTATGTAGATGATACTAGAAGAAACTATAAAAATATTAAGTATTATAAAGGCAGCATACCCACAATGGGCTAGAGATTTAAAGCCTACGGATGCTAAAACTATGGTCAATTTATGGAGCACTATGTTAGAGGACTATCCATATAACGTAGTACAAATAGCTATTAAAAAGATTATAGCAACTAATAAGTTTCCACCAAGTGTGGCGGAAGTAATAGAAGCTATAAATTATATAACTAGTGGCGGACAAAGTGAAATGACAGAGATTGAAGCATGGGGACTAGTTAGAAAGGCTATTAAAAATTCTGCTTATAATGCTGAAGAAGAATTTAATAAGTTGCCTGAAAAGATTCAACAGGCAATAGGCAGTCACAATATACTTCATAATTGGAGCCAGGAAACTGTAGACGGAATTGAAAAAGTAATAGGTTCTAATTTTATGAGAAGCTACAAAGCAACAGTAATAAGAAAAAAAGAAGAAAAACAAATACCTACATCAATAAAAAAAATGTTAGGAAATATAGGCAATAAAATGATTGAGGGGGATAGGTAATCATGACAGATATAAAACTATTTGAAAGATGGGTTAAAAATGCTTTAACGAACACCTTTGTATTTATTCCATGTAAAAAGTTTTTCGTAGTAATAGATGAATACACAGGGTTTAAGATATCTAATAAGCTTAGTAGTTATAAGAAGGTAATAAAAAAGCAAACTTTCCAAGATTTAAAGAATGGATTTTGTGTTAAAAATGGTGAGTTAAGAGAATGGGGCAATTTAAACGTATTAGAATACTTTGATATGTCTAATAAAATAGAAGCTACAATGTTACCTTTTGTGTATGAAGATAGTTATTGTAAAATGCAAATATTTAAAGTAAACAATGAGTTGATATTTATAAATAAAGAGTTATTAAAAAATATAAATATTAGGCATTATGAAATTTATGCTGAAAGTCCAGTAACACCAGTAATATTTAAATCTGAAGACATAACTTATGTAACACTTCCAATTAGGATGAATGATTTTAAATATACTATAAAAGGAAATGAGGGAGATAAATAATGATTGAAATAAATTTAGAATTATATGAATTCCTAAAAGAGCATGAAACACATTTATACCACAATGATAATGAACCAGAAAATGTAGAAGCTATAACATTTGTTGATTTTGATGAATTAACAGAATTTCAAAAGGCTGTTGGTACAGAGTATTTTGAACCAGAAAATCAAATAGAGGTGTTTTTAGTGAATGGGTATATCTGCATACAGTTAAATGACATATTTGAGTATCAAGGAAATTGCATAAAAGATTATAAAAATTGTTTTGAAGAAGATTATGACGATTTTAAATCAATATTGGAGGAAGAAGAATAGTGCATTTAATGATTTTAGATAAAGAAGAAACATTACCAGAAGAACTCTTAAAGCTACAGGAAGAATTTAAGGAAGTTAAGGAAGCAATTATAAATGGAGATAAACAAAACACTACTGAAGAGATATTGGACAATATGCAAGTCCTTATCGGTATGTTGTATACAAAAGTAAAAACAGAAAATATGGACTTAGAAAAAGAAATAAATAAACACAATAGAAAGTTGCTAAAAAGAAGATGGGAATTTAAAAGTAAAATTAATTTTTATATTAATTCGTAATTTGAAATAAAGGCAAATCAATGCGAATCAAAATTAAAAGGAGAGATGTGTAAATGAAAGATGCGATTGAATTAAATATAAAAGGTATTAAATGTGATAATCCAGAATGTGACTTTAGAGATGATAGTGTGCAAGTAGAGGATTATGATAAATGGCTAAATAAATCATGCCCTAAATGTGGGGCAAACTTATTAACTCAAGCTGATTATGATAACACAAAAGCAATATTGGAAATAGTAAAAATAACAAATAGTATCTTTCCAAAAAGAAAAGATAATGAAGAAATAGTTACAGGTAAAATTGAAATGGACGGTACGGGAAAAATAGATTTTACAATAAACAGTTAAGACATATTACAAATATAAGATCCAGAAATGAAATTAAGGCGAATTTGTGAAAGGGTGGTAAAAATGAAATTTCATATGATTCATTTGAAATATGAAGAAAGTAAAAAAGCAGAATTTGACGGTATCAGAAGTTATGATGTTATTGGAGCAAATGGGGCTACTTATTGTAAAAATGTAGGAAGTGCTGAAGCTGAATTCATATGTAGATCAGTGAATAACGCGGAAGAAAGAATGGAGAAAGCTTTTGCTATAGCTAATAATGCTATTTATTTCAATGATAGAAGTGATTATTTACAAGCATTATATGAGACTTGTAAAGCACTTAATCCTAATTGGGAAGATGGATTAATAGGAAATGAATATATTGAAGAATAAATCAGAATACAAAAGTATATCCAGGAATGAAATAATTTTGAGGGAGTGATTCTGTGTTAGAACAAAAATATATACCTTATTTAATTGAATTAGTAAAACAAGATAAAAAAGAGATTATATCAGCTTATATAAACAATGATAAAATACCACAGAGTAAAATGGCGGAAAGAGTTAGAGAGAAAATAATAAATGATTTAAAAGAATTATATTTTAAATAATATTGGAAGTGATTAAATGATTGATTTAAAAGTTAAATTGACATTATCAAACTATTTTAATATGTCAGATAAATTTAATAAATTATCAAAAGAATTTTTAGAACGCCAAAAAATCATTGATGAAATTAAAGAATATATAATTAGAGAAGAATTTCAAGGAAATACTGAAATGGATCTAGCTAATAATATAGAGTTAATTGAGAGAGAAGTGAACGGAGAATGTTATTTAGAAAGTTTGAAGAAATGTGGAGAAAGAGAAATACTAAATTTTTTAAAAAATATGGGATAAAGTATCAACACAGCATGACTTTAAAACAAGTATTAAATGAAATAAAGAGGTTAGAAAAATGAAAATAGGAGAATTAGGAATGCATTGTGGAGAATGTATTTTAATAGAACATTGTGGAGAGCCATGGTCAGATATTGCAATATGTTGTGAAGAAAGGTTTAAGGATGTAGATGAAACTAAATTTTTAAAGCTAATAGAAACATCTCAAAGAAAGAGTAAAAAAGCAAGAATTAACGATGTTCATAAAAGATTGCTTCAAGGAGAATAGACACAATACAAAGAGCAGCCGCAGGAGCTGAAATTAATGTGAAGGAGTGAGAAGGGTGCAAGTCGGAGATATAGTTTATTTTAAAAGTAAAGATGAAGAAAAAATTACACCAGGAACAATAATTAAAGCTAATGAATTAGAGATAACTGTTCAATATATAGATTTTAAAGAACCTCATATTATTGAAGAAATAGTAAATAAGCCTTTGAAATATAAAGAGAAAACATATGTAAATAGGCAGAAAGATATTAGCATATTGGATATAAAAAATAATTTAATAGAATTGTTTTTAGTACATTCTATTAGCCCAATAAATTAGGACGTAATTCAACTATTAGATTCGGAAATGAAATTATTATGTACTAAAAATTGAGGAGGAATAAAGTATGCCAAAATGTCAATAAAGCGACGTAACTCTTGAAAATGCAGATAAGGATAATGTTCTTTGAAATTTGAATAATGTGATGTTAGCAAATAAATTTGTTTTACATTTATTGGTGTTCATGGTTATACACTAACAAATACATTAGAGATAGTGCTTGGATAACAAAAATTGCTTAATAAAAAATACTAGAAATGGACGATTATTTAACCTTTATTTTCAGATTTATAGGTTGACCAACCTAGCATATCTAAAATAATTCAGTAACCAAGTATTCCTTCTACTAAAAGCAATGAACCTAATATTATTCTTACTGTTCTATCAGTATTTCCTAGATTTCTTTTAAAAGATATTATCAT